ATCACTTCCTGTGTCTCCGCAAGTGCCGTTGATTTCAATTCCAGCACATATCCCGATAATGTCCCCTGGAGGACACATCTTCAATCGCTTGGGAGAAGAGTGGGACAATATGGACGATTACCTTGAGTATGCAAAAAAGGAAATCACCGAAGAAGCTCCTGAGCCTGAACAAAACTAACCTATCACTCCCTTTGCCTTTTGTTATGTTCAACGGTATAGTTGTGTAATGCTTCAGTTGCCGCTTTTTGCCCCCACCTCCACCTGGAAGGCACCAAAAATGAGCGACCTTCCTTCCTGGAAGGGAGCAAGAAGGGTCGCGATAGATTGTGAAACTCGAGATCCGAATCTAAAGAAGCTGGGTCCAGGGGTTCGTCGTCCAGATAGCTATGTCGTAGGAATGTCCTTTGCCATAGAAGACGGTGAAGCGTTCTACCTTCCGTTCCGACACGAAGGGGGAGGCAATCTTCCTGAAGAGCAAGTGCTGGGCTATCTGCGCGAGCAGGGGGGTGACTTCAAAGGAGACATCGTTGGAGCGAACCTCCAATACGACCTTGACTACTTGGCCCAGGAAGGGGTGACTTTCAATCCTCGATTCTTTCGAGATGTGCAGATTGCAGAACCATTGCTCGACGAACTTCAGCGAAGTTATTCGTTGAATGCGATCGCCCAACGCTATGCGATTCCAGGGAAGGACCAAGACCTCCTCGAACAAGCTGCCCAGGCGTATGGAGTGAGCCCAAAGGGTGACTTGTGGCAGCTACCTGCTGAATATGTGGGTCCGTATGCGGAGCAGGACGTCAGACTTCCTCTCCGGCTCCTCGACAAACAGGAAAGACGAATTGACGAGGAGGGCTTATGGGAGATCTACGACCTAGAGAGCAGCCTCCTCCCCGTCCTCGTGAAAATGCGAAGGAGAGGGGTTCAGATTGATTTCAACAGACTCGAGTATATCGAACAATGGTCGGCTGCAGAAGAGGCGACGGCTCTCGCTGAAGTCAAACGACTAACGGGAGTTTCGATAGAAGTGGGGGACGTGTGGAGAGCCGAACCTCTTGCCCGAGTTCTCGAAGAAATCGGAATCAAGGTCCCTGCTACACCTAAGACTGGAAGACCTTCGGTGACTGCGGCTCTTCTGGACTCTATCGAGCACGAAGCAGCAGGGCTCCTCCGGAGGGCTCGAAAAATCAACAAGGTCCGAACAACCTTCGCGAATTCGGTTCGACAACACCAAGTCAATGGTCGAATTCATTGCACCTTCAACCAGCTTCGTCAAACTAAGGAGGATGGAGCGGAGTCTGGTGGTCGGTTTGGGCGACTAAGCTCGTCGGACCCCAACCTTCAGCAGCAGCCAGGGAAGCGCGACCCAGAAATCGGCCTCCTTTGGAGAAAGGTTTATGTGCCAGACGAGGGAGCTCAGTGGGCATGCTTGGACTTCTCTCAGCAGGAGCCTCGATGGCTGGTCCACTACGCTGAAAAGCAGAACTGTATTCGTGCCCACGCAGCGGCAGAACGGTATCGGGAAGACCGCACTACCGATAACCACCAAATGATGGCTGACTTGACTGGGCTTCCTCGACAGCAAGCAAAGCAGATCTTCCTGGGCCTTTGTTATGGAATGGGCGGTGGAAAGCTATGTGCCCAATTAGGGTTGCCCACAGAGTCGATTTACTCGTCGCGCCTAGATAAGCAAATAGATATCGCTGGTCCCGAAGGTGCTGCAATCTTGGACCGATTTGACCAAGAAGTCCCCTTCGTACGAGAGCTCACAAAGATGTGTGCTGAGGTCGCAAAAGAACGGGGATGGATCCGCACAGTATTAGGTCGTAAATGTCGGTTCCCCAAAGGCGAAGGCGGGGCATTCGACTGGACACATAAGGCAGTCAATCGTCTAATTCAGGGAAGCTCTGCCGATCAAACGAAGCAAGTTATGGTCAATGCTGATAAGGAAGGGTATCCGATTCAGCTCCAGGTTCATGACGAATTAGACCTCAGCGTACCTGACAAAGAATACGCTCAGGGCTTGGCCGAAATCATGATGAACAGTGTGGAGTGCAATGTGCCTCATCAAGTAGATGTGGAGATTGGACCGAACTGGGGGGAGCTCAGTACATCATGAGCGAACGAGCCCTGAGAAGAAGAGTCGTTACTGCTCTCCGTTCTTTAGACGCTGTTAGTGTTGAGAACTCTGTCTACCCTGGCACACCTGATGTCAACTATATGGAAGGTTGGATTGAACTCAAGAAAATTCGTAAGTGGCCCGAACGAGTGACAACAATCATTCGGATAAGTCATTTCACCCCACAGCAGAAAGTGTGGTTGAGAAGAAGATGGGAGGCAGGGGGACAAGCGTATCTCTTGCTTCAGGTTGGTCAGGAGTTTTTGTTGTTTCCTGGAGACAAGGCGGCATTATTGTTGGGCAATGTCCCCAGGAAGCAGTTACGAGAAGGAGCGTGTCAGACTTGGTACGGAAAAGAAATGGACAAGGAGATAGCTGAATGCTTATCAAAACATCAGAGTTGAGTAAGGGAGAAAAGTTACTGGTTTACCGAAGACGCAGGGGACTAACTCAAAGCAAATCTGCGAAAGAGAGAAAAGTTTCCTTGTATACCTATCGTCGTTGGGAGGCAGATGAACTAGACGCTGTCCCCAAAGTGAGCGTGGGTAGATTATCTGAAGCCGAACAGTGCTTTCTTCTTAGAAAACGCAAAGGAATGTCTCTTGCTGATGCAGCTAAAGAGATAGACATCTGTCGTTGGTGGTTGTGTCAAATGGAGAGTGGTGAGGCTCCCATTGACCGACTTCTAGCATACTGGTATAAGTGACCAATTCTCGGGGCGATTATGCCCAGTCAACTGCTTTCCTGAAAAAGTGGCGTTCAGCTGGACCTTGGATACTCACCTCTATCCATCCGGACAGGAAGTCCATTTCAACACAAACCTTTGCTCTCGGAGAGGAAGACAATCTTCGAGAGTGGTTGAAGAAACACGGTGGTGATCGAAATATCTATTTTTCGGTCAACTCTGCTACTCGCAAGCTAGACAAAAAAGCAGAGCGTCGAGATATCGCCGCACTGGAATGGTTGCATGTTGATGTAGATCCTCGCCCTCGGGAAGATCTCAAGAAAGAGCAAGAGCGTGCACTCAAACTCCTACAGGATCCTCCAGGTGGTATTCCAAAGCCCACCTGCATAGTCTTTTCAGGAGGTGGGTATCAAGGCTTCTGGAAGCTCGAAAAACCATTCAGCATTGAGGGTGATTTGTCTTTGGCCGAAGAAGCCAAACGGTGGAACCTTCAACTTGAATTGAACTTTGGGGCAGACGCTTGTCACAATGTAGACAGAATCATGCGGTTGCCAGGAACAATCAACCGTCCCAATCAGCGTAAAAGAGATAAGGGTCGTGTCGAGGTCCGAGCTGATCTAATCGAATGGCACGAAGACCGAGTCTATTCTCTTGACTTATTCACTCCAGCTCAACAGGTGCAGTCCCATGATGGTGGGTTTGCACAGACCGTCCAAGTCTCAGGCAATATCCAACGACTAGCTTCCCTCGATGATCTGCCCTCACAGGTGACGGATCATGTCAAGGCAGTTATCACCCAAGGTGTCGATCTCGATAATCCCAACAAACACCCTTCGAGAAGTGAGTGGTTGTTTTGGATCTGTTGTGAACTTATTCGCGGCACTTGTTCCGATGATGTGATCTACTCGATCATCACAGACCCAGACTTCAAGATTAGTGAGTCAGTAGTCTCTAAGGGTAGCATGGCAGATCGCTATGCAAGGCGTCAAATCAAGAGGGCGCACGAAGAAGCTATCCATCCTAAGCTGCGACTATTGAATGAAAAGCATGCAGTGATTAGTGACCTTGGGGGGAAGTGCCGAATTATCTCTGAGGTCCCTGAATTTATTGGAGGGCAGAGTAGGTCTAAAATCACCTACATGAGCTTTGCTGATTTTTCAAATCGCTATTGCAATCAGCGAATTGATTATGTCAACGGGCAGGGGAATACGATCTCAACTCAGCTGGGCAAATGGTGGGTCCTTCACCCACACAGGCTCCAGTTTGATGCCATCGTATTTGAGCCTGGGCATGATGTTCCTGGAGCATACAATCTATGGAAAGGGTTTGCGTTTGATGCACGGCCTGGGGGTGACTTTGATTTATTCATCGGTCACATTGAGCACAATGTATGTCAAGGCAATCAGCTTCTTTATCGATATGTTATGGGGTGGATGGCCCTTGCTGTTCAGCGACCAAACGCTCCAGGTCACACAGCGGTTGTCCTGAGAGGGAAACGAGGGACGGGAAAGTCTTTCCTAGCTAAGACATTCGGCAAACTTTTCGGTCGGCATTTCATGCACATCTCCGATCCGAAGCATTTGGTCGGCAGCTTCAACGCCCACCTTCAAGACTGTGTTGTGTTGTTCGCAGATGAAGCCTTCTATGCTGGCGATAAGAAGCACGAAGGTGTCCTCAAGATGCTTGTAACTGAAGAAACAATCACCTTGGAAAAGAAAGGGGTGGATGCAACGATCGCCTCTAACTATGTTCACTTGTTGATGGCTTCTAATGAAGAGTGGGTCGTACCAGCAGGGTTCGATGAACGCAGGTTCCTCGTACTGGATGTGAGCGATACCAAGATGCAAGACACAGATTACTTTGGGAAGATGAACGCCCAAATGCAGAATGGAGGATACGAAGCCTTCCTCCATCACTTGATGACCTACAACCTTACTGACTTTGACGTCCGTTCCATCCCCGCTACGAAAGCTCTTCAAGACCAGAAGATACTTTCATTCAGTAATGAACAAGAGTGGTGGTATTCAAAGCTGGTGTCTGCAGAAATTATCGAAGGAGCCGGGTGGCCCGGTCAGGTGTTTGCTAGTCACTTGGTCCATGACTTCACCAGCTATACTCGATTGTGGAACATGAGTGCCAGAGGAAACAGCACGAGACTTGGTCGGTTCATGAAAAGTTGTTTCCCTCCGGGACACAAGCTCCGTGGGCAAGTGAGTGGTGTCCATGAAGTCGTAGCCGAAAATGGAGAGCTCACAAGGGTGGATCGTCCTCGGGTATATCTACTGCCGACATTGAAGGTTGCTAGAGACCATTGGGACAAACACTTCGGCGGTCCATATGACTGGCCTGAAGTTCAGATAGTGGATGGTCCTCCAGGTAAAGAGACAAGTTTTTGACCTTGCCTTATATTGTATCGTGCGCTACACTAGAGTTGTAGTGCCCCGCTAGGGTCACGCTTTCCGGGAGCTCGGCTCCCATAACACGACATCAAACTGAAGCCATGAATGAAATTCCCGAAGATATGCCGCCGGAGATGGCGGGGTTCTTCAAGATGCTCCTCTCTGCGAAGCAAGAGAGCGAGCATGCCCAAGTGGGCAAGACAGCGATCCCACAGATCGCTGTACCAACCGGCATGTCTTACAAGACCGCTGCCGATCACCTCAAGAAGAAGCATAAGGAGGAACAACAACAGGTTCAAGTTGACAGAACCTTTGATGTTCTCCCTTGGGCTGGTGCCTTCGCTGTTCAGAATGTTCTGACGGCGGGGGATGTTTCCAAAGGTGGGTACTTCGAAGTGAATACCCCTTTCGGAACCATCAGTGCTGACTCTGAAGATATCCAAGTCCCTAGTTCCAGAGGCACCGTCTCTGTGTTCTGGGGTAACTGGGAGATCCCTGGCCTCGGCGAACTGAAGCTGTGGCAACGACGCAAACCTGGGTCGTATGTTGCATGTTTCGGGGTGACTATTGAGTGTAAGCAGAAGCGCAAGCATGATGCAGAAACACTCATGAATGTCATCGCCGAGGAAGTGGAGAAGTGTGAGCTATATAAAGGAAGCTGCGTCGAGCTGAAGCCCGACGATGACGGTGACCTGATTATTGGCCAACCTCCGAATGTGTATCCGATGCCTACGAGCACACCGGATGACTTGATTCTAAGCCAAGGGCTAAGTCGTCAAGTCGTTGCCGAGCTCTTCACACCCATCACGCACCGTGACAGGTTGAAGGAACTCGACGCTGGTGGTTCTCGAGGTGTCTTGCTGGCTGGGCGACCGGGCACTGGAAAGACGCTATCCGCAAGGATTGCGACGAGGCTGGCACTCGACAACGAGTGGTCAGCTTTCTACCTTCCTGATGCTCGCGCTATCGAAGCTGCCCTGGCAATTGCTTCGGCCCACTCCCCTGCTATCCTGATCTGTGAAGATTTGGACCGACAGCTTGGGGGAGACCGGACCTCGGCTATTGACAGAGTTCTGAACGCACTGGATGGGCTAGATAAGAGTAAGGAGGTGATCTTCGTTGCTACAACCAACGATGACTCTGATCTCCCTGCTCCTCTTCTTCGCCCTGGTAGGCTCCACAGTCTAATCAACTTCGAAGTACCGGATGTTGAAGCAGCTGGGAGACTCCTGGGAACATTCCTAGGAAAGCGAACCCCTGATAATCTGGACGAAGCTGCCCAGGCCTGTGAGGGATTGCTTCCTGCCTCAATTGAAGAAGTGGCCAGACGGTCAGTTCTCCATTCCGTTGCCCATGGTAACGGAACGGTGGCTTCGGATGACTTGAAGAACGCAGCTATCGGGGTTCAGGCGCATCAGCGTCGCCTTGAAGTTGCTGAAGCCAAGACTCGACCGGAGCGGGACTCCTACGATGTCTATGTTCACAAGGGTGACATGGATCTCGATAGGCTCGATAGTGAGAAGTTGCTCGCAGAAATGCCGAGCAACGGGGATGGGGCGAATGTGTTCCCTCCTCCGATGAGGAACTCGCGTCAGAGTTGATGTCGTGAGTTGGTG